AGCTGTGGTTGGACGAGAGAAGCGCGAAATAGGTGAAGGATCGCGAAATAAGGGGGAGGATAATGAAGATCAGGGGGTTGGGAAGCTTTTTGGGAAAACCGGCACGAAATAAGTGACGAGTGCCAAACTGGCACGCGCGAAATGATTGCAAAGGGTGGGTTCTACCTTCCGAAAGGGTTGTCAGACCTGGCTTCGATCAAGGATGCAGTGGGGGTGCAGGCGGGCGGCAGTTGGACTGCCGAAGCTCGGCAGCCGGAGTTCAGCATCCGACTCCGGCACGGGCGGGAACGCGGGATTTCATAGGCTTCGCGGTCTCGGCTTTTTCATGCGAAAAGGGCCAAGCAAATCCTTTGGCAAGAAACCGCCTCGTTGCAGGGCTGGGAGGCATTTATTAAAGAGCCAAGTCTTAAACTGTTCTGCTTTGGGGCGGCGGCTGTTCATCAGGACGCGACTCAGACCCTCAGCCGTCAGGAACCACATGGTTCTGGCCTGGCCTGCTCTGATCGTCCTTTGGCGAAGCTTTTCTTCGGGAGGGACTCGGCGGACAATGACCTCCGCCCTGGCCTTGATCTCCAAGAATTGGCGAATGTCTTCCGCGAGGAATAAAGGTCCTCCAACCCGCCGTAGAATTGGAGCGCTTCGCCGAGGCAGAAAAAGGTGACGCCGGTTGGTTTGAGTGGGGGGTTCATACTGGCTGTTTGTCTTGAGGGACGTCGCTCACAGCAAGGTCTGGCCGATGGGCCGCGCGGGCGAGGGGCGGCTTTGAACTGACTCGACCTGGACGATCATTTGAACGTCTGGTCAACCTTCATCAGGAAGCCTTTAATGTAGTTGCCTGGGACCTCCAAAATCTGCTCCACACCTCTGCCGTAAATCTTCAATTTTACTCCAGTCTCGATGTGTTGATCCAAATACGCGCGGCTGAGAACCACCTGGACGGCTTCCGATGTTCCGCCGCCTTCAGTCACGTCGCTTCCGGCCTTTTCTGTGGGAAGCTTGGCTCCATCGGAATCGGAGGCTGAATTCCAAAAGGCCCACCCTTCGCGAAACGTACGTCTGCTGAACATGGCCAGCGAGTACACCGGCTCGCCAGTCTCGCCCTGGCGAGCGGCCCCGAGGTAATATCTGTTCTGACCCCAATCACCGAAGAGCACGTGTTGCCCATCCACGAACGTCATTTTGGTGAACTCATCGCGCCTGACAGCCGAGCGGCTGGCTATCTGTTCTGGCGTCTGTTGGCTGAGCGTGGGTAGCGAGGCGCAGCCGGCCAGCAGCGCGACGACGCATACAAGCGAAGCCAATAGTGGGGCTAAAAAGCTCATTTCTTGGAGCGGGCAGGCTTCGTGCCGGTCGCAGGTTTGCGCTTCGAAGACTCGTTCAGGGCATACGATGATCGGCCGTCCGCCGTCTCAAGGAGGCGTTGCCACTTTGGTGGCAAGGTGACGTTATCATCCTCATCGACGACCTGCTCGACGAAAGTCTTCGCGAGCATCCTGATCAAAGCCGACTTTGTGGTGCCTATGCGCGAGGCGACCCTTTCAAGCCGCTCGTCTATTTCTGGCGGCAGACGCACCGGTAGCTGGGAACCCAGAGCCATGTCTAATGTATAGCAGTGCATTTTTTTTAATCAATGAGATGTTGACGCTATTGTGTAGTGATGCTACACATACGGAGCATGAAGCCGAGACGATTTGGGAACTGTTTACCGGTGCGATTATCAAAGGATGTGGATCGGAGGATCAGGCTGGTGGCCATCGCCGCTGGTGTTTCAAAGAGCGATGTGATGCGGATGGCTATCTTCTACGGGCTTCCAAATTTAGAGGCTGGGAGGTTCCAGGTTTTGGAGCAGGCCGAACGATGAGCATTCAAGCCAACACGAAGACAGGCATCAGCCGGCTCAAACTCAGATTAGAGATACTGGGGCTCAAGCGCCGTTATCTTCAGTTGGAGTGCCGCTATGGTGAGCTTGTCGATCCCTTCTTCAAGCGCTCGGCCCTCCGCTTCGTTTTGGTACGCTTCTATCTGTTCGCGTATGGCAAGGACGTGCCCCCGAATTTCAGATGGGGATGCCTTTTCCGAGACGAGCCGGCGGGGTCATGCGCGGAGCGTAACGACCAGGCCAACGCTGGCAAATCGAAATGATCGAGACCATGCGACAGTCGATCGAACACTTTCGGCGCATGTCCGCCAAAATACGCAAATCGCACAAGTGGGTTCCGCTGGAATTGTTCATGGCTGCTGATCCGGTCAGCGGCTCCGAAGTCTGGCGCAACCCGTGGTATGACGTTCGCGTCGTCCGCCACGCAACGGGTTGGATTTTCGACGGCGGTCCCTGGATGCGCATTGGGATCTCCTCAGCCGACGGCGAACCGCGTCATGACTGGCGCGTGTTCCAGCACATCAAAAATCAAATTGCCGGTCCGGAATGGTGGGCGCTGGAACTCTACCCGGCCGAAAGCCAGCTCATCGATCCTTCCAACTATTTCCTTCTCTGGGCGGCACCTTTACTGCCGTTAGGTGAACGGCTCGGCCGCGTGCTCGCTCGACCAAACAACACAGTTGCGCCGCAGCGCGGCTGGCACCCGGACGACGAACCCGACGAAGTCCGCAAAGGCATCACGAACTGGCCGAACAAAGGTCTATGACCATTCACTTTCCCCGGCGTGGCCCCATTGAAAGTCGAATTGCCGACGAGCAGGTCGGACGCATCGGTAACCACGCCGGGCCCCTGTTGGGCCAACTGACAGGCAGGATGCCTGTCCCACCACAAAACGGAGAAACCAAAATGAGCAATGACGCTGAGCTACGTCGTAAAATCCTTGAGGGGATTCTGCATCGGCTGCTGGGTCAACGGGCGGACGAAGTGCCGCCGGAGTTGAAAGTGATGAGCGATCAGGAGTTGGAGGGCGCGCTGGCCTACGCGATTGGCCTGCGCGCGGAAGGTGAACGATTGCGGCGCGAAGTATTCCACGAACAGGCCGCGCGCCGGCAACGCCAGGCCGAACACTTGGGAGGCCGCTTATGAACGAGAGCGCGCAACCGCTAAAGGGCGAGGATTGCCAGGCGCTCGCATCGAGGGTGCTCAGCGATCTGCGGCGCCATGACCTGGGCAAGCAGCAATTGGTAATCGTGATGACGCTCGTGGAGATCAGCTACCAGTGGGGCCGTGAGACGGTGAAAGTGCCCAAGCTGGAGTTGCTGGCGCAGTTGACGGGAATGCAGCGGACGCACGTCGCGGCGACGCTGAAGGAGCTGAGCCAAATACGGGTCATCCAGACAAAAAAACATGAGCAGTATTTGGAGTTCCGGGTGGTGCCAGACAGTAACCTGTGGCGCTGCCGCCCGCGCGTGTCCCCAGGCACCTCGCGGAACGCGCTGGACTGGTTGCGGGTGCATAATTTCGGCGATGGCGGCGTGAAACTGATGGCCCTGGGATCTGTGGAGGTCGATTTCCCGACGGAGGACTAAGGCGCATGAAACCACCAAAACAGAATCGGTGCCGAGACCAAGTCTGGCAAATCAGAATCGGTTCCGTGACCAAGTCTGTCACCGAGACGGAATCGGTCACGAGACCGAACGCGTCAAGCACCAAGACTTCGTCGGTCAGGGCAAGTCGGCCTGTTCAAAGTCCTCATCGTCCGCGCCTGTCGGAGAGCCAACAAAGAAGAAGGCTACGCCGAGGTCGTTTGCAGCACGTTCGCATCTTTCGAACTCCGGCCGCTTTGGAGGAGTTTCTCTGGCCAGGACGGACACGCGATCGCCGATCCGTTCATACGGTAGTAATTCCACTATCGCGGCGGCGCGCTCGCCTGCGGCCTGGTGCGATTCTTCGTGGAGCCAAACCATCAAACAAGGAGGGCAAATGAGCAATGGCAATGGCTATGGCGAGTGCAACCTCGTAGCGGAGATCAAAGCGGTCGATCCGATGACGCTCAAGAACGACCCGGAACTCGACAAACTTTGGCCGCTGGAAGATCTGCACGGCCCGAGCGAGCTGGCGTTTATTGACGACGTGGGCGAGCGCGGCGTGCTCGATCCGCTCAAGATCAGCCCGGACGGCCGGTTCGTGTGGGACGGCCGGCGCCGGTTGCGCGCCGCCAAACGCTTCCCCGACCGGGTCAAGATCGTGCCGGTGATTCGGTGCCGAGAAGAGGACCGGTCCTGGGTCATTTTGTTTGGCATCACCCATCGGCGGAACATGAGCCCAAGTTTGCAGGTTTTTGTGGGCCGCCCATGGTGGGGTCCGATTATTGACTCGTCCCGATCGAATAGGGTGAAAAATTTACGTAAACCGTTGTCAAACTCCGAAGGGGGAATTCTCCCTTCGGGTCAATCCACAATCCGGCAACTCGCTGAAAAACTGGGTATTGACCATAAGGAATTCAATCGCTGCGAGGAGGTCCTGAAGCTGTTTGAGGAGCACCCGGATGCGCGGGAGTACTGGGAACCGCGGCTGCTGAAAGGCCAGACGAGTTTCTGGCAGATACTGCGCGGGATCAAAGGCGATTTGGGCACACGCATTTACAAGGGTAAGACCCCGGCAGAGATCAGAGGCAGGCCGTACCAGATGTGTTTGGGCGCGGTAAAAACCCTCGCGTTGCGAGCGAAGGATTGGGAGCAGATCAGCGGCTCGGATGAAAAGGCAATCCTCGAAGAGTTGCGGGGTGTGGCGCGAGGGAAGAAGAAGGTCAGCGCCGAGGAGTGGAGCGCGTTAGCCGGGTTAACCCGAAACAAACTCAGCAAATGGTTCGAGAGGTTGGCTGAGGAAGCAGAGGAGGAGCGCGATGAATAGGCTTCTTAATTTCGTTTGGCGCTTTTGTTTTTCTCCTCGCGGAGGAACTCGGAAATCCAACCAAGATCGCGTGTGTAGTGCTCAGCCCCAGCAAAGAGCCAAGAATGAATCAGCAGCCACTCCAGAATGCCTGGCACCAGGCGGAGGCCAGAATCGTCAACCGGTAGGCACGGAAGAGTCCCCGATCCATTATCCGCAGTCAGAGAACGCATCAGAAAAAGCGCATGCTCAAAACGCGCCCAAAGCCAGTAGCGGGTCGTCTCAGAGAGCTCGCCTCGCCACTGGTCGGACTGCAACCAATCCCGAATTGCGTGATCCACTCCGGGTCGGGCGGCGTGTTCCGCCAAGCGGACCGCTGACAGATCAGGAGATAGAAATGGTGGCGGAGTTATGGCGGCAAACCTCGCCCTCTGGTCTGACAAGTCTTTCAACAGCCATCTTATTTCTTCAAAAAGCGGATGCTGTGGCTCCATGCGCGGAAGTTGCTCGCGACAACGATGGCGAATCTGCTCAAGGAAGCAAGAACGAACACGGGACGGAGGCGGGAGCATGAACGGCGGGCTGGCATCACGAGGATTGGCGCGTGCCTATGCGCGCGGGCGGCACATTCGCCAGCTTGTTGCGGAGCGGCAGGCTAAGAATTCGAGGAGCAGAGAGCCGGATCGGGATCGGAAAACGGAGGCTTCAACCATCGACAGCGGATCAAGCTATGACAGACCAGAAGCCCCACATTAAAGCGCCGGCCGAGGAAGCCAGCACTGTGACGGAGTGTAACGTAAACGCAGGCGATAGGCAAGAAGCGCTAGGCGCTGGGGCTGCCGTGCCGGAGGCCGGCGCTCCGCAACTCACGGGCGAGACGCCCGTGCCACGACAGCTTGACGGCTGCGAACAAACCCAAGAACGAGTTGATCCTCTCAAGGAGGCCGCTGTTCCAGCCGTCGCTCCATCAACCATCAACCATCAACCATCAACCAACGCCGGGCCGGAGGCCGGCGCTCCGATCGGGCGGAGCGTGCCTGAACTCACCGAAGCGCTGCGCCGGGCGCAGATCCTCGCGCGCATCGACGCCCTGGTTGCCTCCGGCTGCCCGATCGGTGATGCGCGCGTGCAGACCGGCATCAGCGCGGCCACGCATGGGCGCTGGCGCAAGCGTCTGGCTGAACGCGGCTCGCTCATCAGCGACCGGAACAAGAGCGGGCGCAATCCGGCCGTCGAATTTACGGAAGCGGAGGAGCTGCAGATCCAACGGCTCTACATCGAACTCAATAAGGACGAGAAATCCGGCTCGATGCGCACGGCGGCGAAGTTCCTCGCCCACGATTCCCAGACGCGCGAAGAAGTGCGCGGGCCGATCCTGTCGGCCCTGGCGACCAGCAGCCGCGTGCCCGGCTTCGTCAAGCGCGCCCTGGAGAAGATCACCCTCGCGCACGTGAGCGCGCGGCGAAGGCCGCAGATGAGCGCAGTCGAGCACTTCAGCGGGAACGTCGGGGCGTTCTTCCAGGACAAGATCGAGCGGCGCCGCGTGATCGAGGCTGATGACGGCACGCTCAACTTCGCCATGTGGATACCCTGGCCGATGGGCGGGGACCCGTGCAGCGACAAGTTCGGCGTGCGGCTCGGGCGCTGGCAGTTTCTGCCCGCCATCGAGGCCGGCTGGTCCAATGCTTACCTGGGTTACGCGTTGGTGTGCCGGCCGCGCGGCAGCTACCGGGACGAAGACATCCGCGCGCTCATCCACCTGGTGGGCCAACAGCAAGGCTTACCCGACGTGTTCCGGTTCGAGCGCGGCTCCTGGGAGAGCAACGCGATCGTGAATCTGCTCGAGCAGCTCGGCGTGCAGCTCAACAGCGTGCATCAGTCCAACCAAAAGCCATTCGTTGAAGGCGGCTTCCATCCGCTCTGGACTCACCTGGGCGTGCTCAAAGGGCAGATGGGCCGTTACCGCGGCGAGATGGAGGAAGAGAATAAACTCGCTGAAAAGTGCAAAGCCGGCCGGGCCGATCCGCGCGAGCATTTCCTGAGTCTGGCGGACGGGATCACGGGCATCGATGGGGCGCTGGCGATGCGCAACAGCGACGCGCAAACGTCCATCTACGGCAGTTGGGTGCCCGAAGTGCGCCTGAAGGAGCACGCGCTGGCGCGGCCGTGGAAACCGTTGCCGGCTGAGTTGACGTTTCTCTTCGCGCCTTACGTGCGCGAATGGACAGTGGCCAAGGGAAGTGTCGGCGGGCAGTTGCCGCTGCTGGATGACGGCCCGAACGGCAAGGTCCCGTTCTATTTCGCCAGTGAAGATCTCTACCTGTGGAACGGGAAAAAGGTCCGGCTCTATTTCGATCCAGCCGCTGAGCAGTGCCAAGCGACGATAGTGTCCCTCGGCACCTACCACGGGTTCCGCCCAGGCGAAGTGATCTGCCGGGCGGAACTCGTGGATGGGTTGCCCCATCATGCGCGCGCCTGTTTCGGCTGGGGCGAAGAGCAGACGCAGCGGGCCAATCAATCGATCAAGTTCGCGCGCGCGGCCTGTATGCGACAGGTCCGGACGCTGACGCAGGGCGGGCAGGTCACAGCCAGCGTGAGTGAAGCACGGGACGGAGGCGGGAACGTGGTGCGGGTGAGCAAGGACAACGGAACATCCAACAACCAACAACCAACAACCAACAATCCAACAATCCACAAATCCAACAATCCACCGCGCTCGGCGCTGACGGCGCCGAGCGCGGAGGCGTGGGCCAAACGGCGGGCGCGCCTGGCCGAGCAGGCCGAGGAAGTCATGAACATCAATCAGTCAGTAAACAGAAACCAAACGGAGGACGTATGAGTGAACGAGCAGTAGCGGAATTGGAGCAGATCAACGGCGAGGACCTGGCAGGTCCGGCCACCGGGCGCGATGCCTTGGGGCGGCGCTTGAACCCGCTGAGCCAGCAGGTCTGGCACGCGATGCGGTGGGACAACGTCTCCCTGGAGGCAGTGGCGGAGCTGTTCCCGGAGCGGCTGCGCGAGCCGGTGTTGTGGCTGGGCATCTACGTGCGCGAGCACTGCGCCAAAAGCGCCGACGTGCTCGCCGCCCGCGCCCACAAGCTCGGAGTCGAGCTGGACAAGACCACCTGGAGCCGGGTGCTGCGCGGGCGCTGGAACCGGGACGGCGAAGGCCGGCCTCTGCCCACGCCGATCGTGAGCGAGACAAAGTTGTTGAAGGCGATCGAGGCGTTGCGCCAGGAGGCCAGGCTGCGGGAGATGGGCGGCAAGGTGCCCTTTATCGACACGGGCACATCCAAAACGATCATGCAGTGTATTGACGTGCGATTCGCTCCGGACCGGGTCAACAAAATCTGCGTGATCGTTGGGGAGACCGGCAGCGGCAAGAGCGCGACCTTCCGGGAGTATGCCCGGCGCAGCGCCACCGGCCTGGTCGCGCACGTCGAAGCGCCCGAGAACGGGTCGGTACCCGAATTGGTGTACCGGATCGGGAAGCGCTACGGACTGAGCATCGGGAACTTCTCGGCGCGTCAGCGCATCCAGTTGATCGAGGAACTTAACGACCGGCGTTGCATCATCATCGACAACGCCCAAGAACTCTACACCGAGCGGCTCCGGGCCAATCAGCCGGCCTTCTCTTTCCTGCGCCGCCTCCAGGATGAGACCGGCTGCACGATCATCCTGTCCATGACGCCGATGGGCGAGAAGCGGATGTTCACGGAATTTCTTAGAGGCTACTTCGAGCAATTTGCCGGGCGAGCGGGTGGGCGGAGGAATTTCCTCCGGCTGCCGGACTATCCGCCGGAGGAAGACGTGCTCACGATCGCGCTCGCCTTTGGGCTGCGCGACGCCGAGCGGCACCTGGAATACCTGGTTAAGATCGCGCGCGAGGAGGGGCGCATCCGGACGCTGTTCGAGGATTTGCAGAGCGCCAAGATCAAGGCGGAACGGAAGAAGGCGCCGCTCACGATCGGGCTGGTGAAGGAGTGCAGGGAAGAAGACTAGGGGAAAGGCTGAAGGCTGAAGGCTAAAGGCTGAATAAAAAAACGGAGGCAACATGAGCAAGAGCAACAAGAGCAGGAAAGAGGCGAAGGCGCGAAACGGAGCGGTCCGGTTGCGCGACGCGCTCCGCTGGACCACGGCGGCTGAACATTCGTTGCGGGCGGCTCTGGCTCATCCGGGCGCGCGCAAGTTCTGGATGGAAGAGAGCTGCCGCCAATTGGAAATGGCCTTCCAACGCTCGCAGAAAGTGTGGGCCGAGGAGAGCTACAACGAAAGGCTCAAGGCTAAATGCTAAAGTCTAAAACCAACTTCAGCCTTCAGAATTTAGCCTTCAGCCTTTCCCCATCTGCGCGCGGGGCTGGACCTGGCCGGAACATAACGGTGTCGTTCGACGACTCCGCCAGGACCGCCGCGCGCTGTCCCTAACCATCCAACCATCCAACCTATGAGTGCCAAGACTGAACCCACCTCGGAAGACTTCCAGAACATGGTCAATCTCCTGGCCGTCTATTCGGAAGCCTCCAATCGGCTGGAAGAACTCGAAGCGTCGGCCAACGGGTCGTTGCTCGAACTGATCGACTCGCACAAAACCGAATACGCCCAACTCCAGCACACCCTCACTCAAACCGAAGCGGCGCTGGAGGTCATCGCGCTGCGCCATCCCGATTGGTTTAGTGAGAAGAAACGCAGCATCAAGACCCCGTACGGCACCGTCAAATTCCACGCATCGACCAAGCTGGTGGTGAAGAACGAAGAAGTCACGCTGCTGCTGCTCGACAAACACGCGCAGGAAAATCCTGAGTTCAACCGGGCGGACTACGTGCGGGCGCACGAAGAACTGAACATCGAGGCGCTGGAAAAATGCGACGATGCCACGCTGAAAAAACTCCGCATCGAGCGCGTGCCGAACGATAACTTCTCCGTCGTCGCGGCCAAGGTCGATATGGGCAAGGCCGTCAAGGAAGCGGTTGAAAAGGAGGCGGCGTGAACAGGCCCTGCATCGCACGGTTGAAAGCGGAGATGGAGATGATCCGCTCCCTTCAATGTCCCAGCGCCAAGGAACTGGCCAGGCGCTTGGAGATCAGCCCAAAGACCGTCTATCGAGACTTGGACTTACTCCGCGACCAACTGGATGTGCCGCTCGAATACTGCGCGACCACCAGAGGCTGGCTTGTGCGTGGAGGCCGCATCGCAATCTGGTTATGAATGAGCCAGACTTGAAACACACGCGCCGGCAGCGAGCTTCAAACGGTTCGACGCGCCAGGTGGATCGGCTCCCACCTAACGCAATGGAGGCAGAGATGGGCGTGCTCGGTTGCGTGTTGCTTTCACCCGGCGATTGCCTGGGCGTTTGCATTGAGAAATTCAAGGCCGGGTCCGAAGTGTTTTACGACTTACGGCACCGGCACCTTTACGAGCTGTTGGTCGAGATGTTCGATCACCGGGAGCCGATCGACTTGCTCACCGTCCATCAGCGGCTTAAGGACAGGAACCAACTCGAAGCGGTGGGCGGGCTGGCCTATCTCTCGTCGCTGCCGGACGCCGTGCCATCGGCGGGCCATCTGAGTTTCTACGCCGACATGCTGCGCGAAAAACATCTATTGCGCCGCATGCTGCAGACCTGCACGGCCGTGGTGGGACGAATCTATGAGCACGAAGGCGACGTGGATGCCTTGCTCGACGAAGTGGAGCGTGACGTCTTGCGAATCGGTGAAGAGCGCGTGGAGGAGAGAACGACCGCGATCAAGGACCTGGTAAAGCGCGCCATCACTACGATCGAGGATTGTCACCAGCGGCAAGGCACCTTGACGGGAATCGGAACGGGCTTCGTCGATCTGGACAAATTGACCACGGGCCTGCACGGAGGGGAAATGATCGTAATCGCGGCCCGGCCATCGTTAGGGAAAACCTCCCTCGCCATGAACATTGCGGAGCATGTGGCAATCGACGAGCGGCTGCCCGTTGGGGTGTTCAGTCTGGAGATGACTGCTGACTCATTGGTTTTGCGAATACTCTGCTCCCGCTCGCGCGTCAACCTGCGCACTGTGCGCGAAGGCTTTTTGGCGGAACGGGATTTCCCGAAGTTGACAGGGGCTTCCAGCGCGTTGTCGAAAGCACCCCTGTACATTGATGATTCCTCTGGACTGTCGATCCTTCAATTACGGGCCAAGGCGCGGCGGATGTACCAACAGTACGGCATCAAGCTTTTCGTGGTTGATTACCTGCAACTCATTCACTCCACCGCGCGCCGGGCCGAAAACCGACAGCAAGAAATCGCCGACATTTCCAGTGGCATCAAGGCGCTCGCCAAAGAGCTGAATGTTCCGGTGATAGTCCTGAGCCAATTGAACCGCGAGGTTGAACGAGAAAAAGGCCGCGCGCCCCGGCTGTCGGACCTGAGAGAATCCGGGGCCATCGAACAAGATGCCGATCTTGTGGGACTGCTCTACAGGCCGGCCACCAAGGACGACGATGAATCAGTGCCGGCTGAAGCGCAGCCTATTAACCTCCTGATCGCCAAGCAGCGCAATGGACCAGCGGACGAGGACGTGTGCCTCACATTCCTGAAGCCCTACACGCGGTTTGAAAGTGCCGCTAAAATACAGGCTGCTGACGTGCCGGACTGAACCCATGACAACGAAACAAGAATCTCTGTACTGGAAGCTTTGGTGGCGCGTCTGTCACGTGAACGATTGGCGTTTCCTCAAGGGCCGCGTCGCGCCCGAGGCCCAGCGCGATACCAGCGAACATCACGTGGCCGTCTGGCGCTGCGCGGAGACCCGCGCGCGTGAGGCCCACCGCAGCGTCACGGCGGACGATCTGCGGCACGGCTGCCACCTGCACGCGATCGGGCGCGACCGGCCGCATCTTGAGTTGCATCCGCGGACGGAATGCTCGCGGGTCTTTACGCTTTTCAAATTGCTCATCGAGCCGACTGATCTGGATGCTCAGATGGATTGGGCAGACCCTGACCGGGACGAGACACGCGTGCTGATTGTCGGGATCAAACGCATGGCGCCCTTCGCGTACATCGACGCGGTGTGCAAGGACAAGTTCCCCAGTTACACCAGCCCGTTCTACGAAGACCTGGAGCTGTCGGAACTGCGGCAATTGCGCGTGACGTTGGAAAGCCGGAAACGGAAGCGCGGCAGCCTGGTGGAACAGCCATTTTAACCGCAGATGAACGCAGATGGACGCAGATAAAAAACAGAGACAGCCCGAACTGTTCCATGTGGAACCGGACGATCCGAACGCGGAGTGGCTGGTCGATCAGTTGCGAGGCAACGACTGGCTGACGGCCAAACAAATTCTTGAGCTAATCGGCCGGGCCGCCTGCGAGGACAATAAACGTTGGCTCCGCGCCCTGGCGGCCGCCAGCAAAGGGCGCATCGCTGGTGGCCAGCGTGGATACCGCTTGGTCGAGGAGATGTCCGGCGAGGAATTCAACCACTGGCGCAACTGGATGAAGCGGCAAGCAGACTTCATGACCGCGCGGATACTCGAAGCGGACAAGGTGTTTTATCGCCGGCAGAAAGTGCGGACGGGCAACGGAATTTTAACCACCAATGGACACGGATGAAGAACGAATTAACCACAAAGAACGCAGAGAACACAAAGACAGACCGCTCCCTCTCTGCGTTCTTTGCGTTCTTTGCGGTTAAAAAACTCTCATGAAGACCCAATCGGACATCCAAAAAGCGCACGATCAACTGACCGCCATCCTCCTGGGCGAAGTGCCCAACCCATTCCCCGCCGAGTCCAAGCCGCTCATGCAAGCCAACTGCGATGTGCTCTGCTGGCTGCTCGGCTGCGAGCACAACAAGACTTTTGCCACCAACCTGGCCAAGGCCGAGGCCGATCTCGCCGCCAAAGGCTTTGTGCTTGAGCGGCTGAACAACTGAGACGATGAAGAAATTAACCACAAAGAACGCAGAGAACACAAAGAAACTGACCGCTCGCGAGGTGATGCAAGAACTGCACGGCTGTGTCCGCGTTCTCCAGAACTCGTACCGCGAAGCTGACGGTGTCGTGCATGAGCCAGGTGTGCTGCGGACCATCGCTGCGTTAGAGGCGGCGATCCAAAGCGTGCGGATGATGGGCAAGCTTGTCGATGCTGTCCGGTCAGCTCCCCCTCTGCGTTCTCTGCGTTCTTTGCGGTTACCCTGACCCTGACCACAATGGAATTCATCGCTCCACTCCCGTTCACTGAAGCGCTCGACAAACTCGGGCGCAAGGACGTCATCACGTCCCCGCTCACTTCGGCTGAGTGGAGCGACGTGCCGGTGGCGTTGCGCGATCGGGCATTCTTTTCTTCACGGGTCGAGAGCGCGCGGTTCCTCCAACGCGGCCAGGATGCGATCAATGATTTTCTGGCGGGTAATCGCGAGGTCCTTCCGGACGGGCAATCGGCGCTCAAGGTGGGAGGCCGTGCCAGGTTCGTCGAGCTGATGCGGGAGCTTGCGATCAAAGAAGGCATGGGCAACGTGGACCCGAAGGACCGCGGCGGCATCAAGGATATAACAAGCCAGAAGCGGCTCGATTTGATTTTTTCGGTTCAGGTCAAACAGGCCCACGGCTACGGCTACCACAAACAAGGGATGGACCCAGACGTGTTGGACGCCTATCCCGCTCAGAGATTTATTCGCGTGCAGGAAGTTCAAGAGCCGCGAGATTGGCACGCGCAATTTGAAGGCCGAGCTTACCTCAAGACCTCACCCATTTGGGCCGCAATAAATCAACAGTTCGGAGTTGCGTGGCCTCCATTCGGATTTAATTGCGGGCACGACGTCGAGGACGTGGACCGCGACGAGGCGGAAGCGGAGGGCCTGCTCAGACCCGGCGAGGCCGTCACGCCGCCGCCGGCGGAGGACTTCAACCAGGACCTGAAGGCGAGCACCGATGGCTTGGACCCTGAATTGATCCAGAAGATGAAGAGCGCGTTTGAAGACCAGGTCGTGTTCGAAGGCGATACGATGCGCTGGCAACCGCGGCCTGTGGTCGATCCGGTCCAGCCGACTCGGGCCAATCCGGTGTCAGCGGCGATCCAGCCCAAGGTCTATGGCGCGTTGAAGACGCAGGTGCAGATCGCTACCGAGGCGGCCGACAGCGTGCATGATGACGGCGTGCTGCCGAAGATCCCGCTGAAGCAATCCACCGACCCGAGCGACCAGGCGCATCTGATGCCCCGCAGAGATCAGGACGGGAACACCCGAGCCGATTATATTGCCGTGAGGGCCGACGGCCCAACGCCGGCGTTCACGACACTGCATGAGCTGGGGCATTTGTTGGACCTGGAGGGGATCGGCGCCAAAGGCTCTTGGGCCAGTAACACCGGGGAATTGCGCGAAGTGCTGGAGGCAGCCCGGAAGACTCGAGCCGTAGCCGGCTTGGAATCGGAGCGGGCGGGCGGCGCCGGCCGAAGCGCCGAGCAGCTCGAATATCTTCTCTCGGACCGGGAAGTGTGGGCCAGGGCTTATTCACAGTACATCGCGGAACGCTCGCGCAGCAAACCCTTGAAGACGCAACTCAAAGTGGAGTTGGCGCGAGAGGCCAACGCGCAATGGGAGAGCGATGACTTCGCGCCGATCGCTCAGGCAATCGACAACCTGTTCACGACACTGAGGTGGATATGACAATGAACCAAGAGGCATTTAACAAGTTGATCGCGGAGATCATGAGCCAGGGTTACGACCTGCAGACAGCCGGCCATTACGCGGCCCTGATCGGTGACACGCCGATCGCGGACGACGACGGCAACATAGTGGTGCTTGAGAAGGACGGCCGCGAGATCGCGCGGCTGAAGCCGCTGAAATTTTTCGGCGCCAGTTAAACCTATGAGTCTGACACTCGATCTCGATACAAGACCGAGCGATGTAAAAGTGAAAACGTCGCACGACGGAAAACGCCTCTGGGTCGGCAGGTCGGTAAAGACGTGTTTTGGTGATGCCGAAATAGACATCTCTCTGGAAGACTTTTGCGCCATGGCGATCTACGTGATGACCAACACGGATTTGAACGAGAACGATCCGAGGCTCGCGCTACAACGTGAAATTGCCTCCCTAGTAATCTCCGAAGGATATAACGCTGGCGCAAAACGGTTGGCATGGCCGGAGCATCCCAACGACCAAGTTCAGCGACCCGGCTCACCGGACGCCTGAGCAAATCTGAACGCTATGGCCAAGACCAAAACGCAAAAGCCGGGTTCGCTGCAGCGGGTGTTAGGTGTCGGACGACTCCACCCCGCAAACTCAATGTTTCTGCGCGTCCACGTCGGCGAGGCTACGTGCGGCAAACTCAAATATGAAATGTCCACGGGCATGAACGGCACGCCCATGGTCCACAGCATGCAGAGCGGCAAATGGTTCTCCTTGTCCTGGAAGGATATTTTTGAATTGGCCGAGAAAGCGGGCATAGACACCTAACGACCCAAGCTCAGCGACCCGGCCCACCGGACGCTGAGCAGACCTGAAACCTTATGGACAATGAACAAAACGTAGAAGCCGGGTTCGCTGCAGCGCATGGTTCGGCGAATTTTCTCGGATCGAAAGCTGACTACGTTCTGAGCCAACCGCAGACACGAGCGCATCACTGCCACTGGCCGGGTTGCGACCGTCAAGTGCCTCCTGCGATGTGGGGTTGTAAAGTCCACTGGTTCCGATTGCCGAAGCCTATCCGTGACGCCATCTGGAAGGCCTATCGCCCTGGCCAAGAGAAAGACTTTTGCCCGTCACTGGCCTACGTGCGGGCGGCGAACGACGCGCAGGTTTGGATAGCGGCCAATTCGCCGAACATTAGGCTATGATTAGGCGCGTACACTCAGCCCGGCTCTTTGCCAATCGCAAAGCCAGACGAGACCGGATGTTGCGCAAAATGGCCAACATGCGCGCAGCCAAGGAAAGGCTGCGCCTGGCGCGCGGCGCTGCCGGCCTGCTCGAACGCGAACCAAAAATGCAACGCTGGTTCCCCCTTGAACTCGGTCTGCGCGATAAAACCACCGGCGAAGTTGCCTGGGTCGATCTGCGCTCCATCCGCGATGCAGCCCGCCGCATTGCAGTGGTCCAGAAATTTTACCTGCCTGCCGAAGGCCCGGCGCAGGCAGGCGTGGCGGGCCCGAGGCAGAAGATTTTTGAGCACTGACCCCTGACAAACCCCAAAACGGAGGCGAGCATGACTGAGCAAAATGGGCACAACACCGGACAACTGGAGTTCCCCGGCCTCTCGTTCACTGGCCGCGCGGTCCTCTATGCGCATGAGGTCGCGGCCAAACTCCGTTGCGACGTGCGCCATATCTATGATCTGGTGGACTCCGGCAAGCTGCGCGCGATTAACATTGGCGGCTTGAGCGAGCGGCGCTATTTGCGGATCCCGATCGAAGCGTGGGAAGCCTTCGTGCGTGACAACACGCTTTGACAAAATTTCCCGTAATAGAACGAACTGAGCGAACCGGTTGTTAGACAGCCCGCCGCGACGCATGCGATAACGGGCGCATGAGCAGATTTCATTTCCGTCCGGTCCCCAAACTGGTGGCCCGACCGGCTAGGTCTGGCCGGGATGGACGCCTCCGTCCCGTGCTGCACTGCTCAGCGTCACGGGTTCTCCACATAGTCCGTCCCGGCCTCCAATTTGCAGAAAGGCTAAAGGCTCAAGGCTCAAGGCTGAATTTAACCTTTCTGCTTTTAGCCTTTAGCATTCAGCCTTCAGCCTTTCTCTTCGCCCAGGAAGCCCCTCCATCAACCCTCAACCCTCAACCCTCAACCGACTTCATAGTGGGCCTGGTCACTCAATATCCCTGGCTGGCCTCGATCCTCATTGCGATCGGCGGGCTGCGCCTCGCGCTCAAACCCATCATGCTGGCCATCGAGTGGTGCACCAAACAGACACCCAACCCGAACGATGACGTGGCTGTGCTCAAGTTCGAGGCCGGCCCGATCTACAAGTGGATCGCGATCGGGTTGGATGTGATCGGCTCGGTCAAGCTGCCGGCGCTGAAAGCGCCAAAGGCTAAAGGCTAAAGTCTGAATGCTAAATTTCAGAACCTTTAGACTTCAGCCTTTAGACTTCAGCCTTTGAGCAGTGGCAACCGCGATTATCGCCCTGCTGGTAGCCGTTGTGCCACTGCTCGTCTGGTGGATGAGACGCCGCGCCGCAAAAACGGATGACCCGTTGCAACAACATCGCGATCGCTACGACCAAGCCGGCGCGGACATTGCCCGCGGCAACGGCGTGGACGCTGGCGCTCACGGCGCTGCTGATCTCGACGAGCTTGACCGCCTGTCGCGGGCCAAAAGTGATCAGCGCGGACCAGGCCCTGACCCGAATGCCGGCCGGCCAGACGTTCACGGCCCCGTGTGACGGCTGGTTCATGAGCGACGCGCTCTATTGGCGGTACCGCAAAGCCGTCGCGGACAAAATTCTCGAAGAGCAAAGAAAATGAATAACCGCAAAGAACACAGAGAACGCAAAGAACAACAGGGCGATTCTCTCTCTCTGCGTTCTCTGCGTTCTTTGCGGTCAATCCCTCCGCCGTCTGTCACATGATTTTCGCCGATACAGCAACCGAAGCAGTCAGCCCTACGATGATTGGTGTTTGGGTGATCGCAGGGGGCGTCGTGCTGACCATCGCGATGAATGCCGCCAAGTTCTGGCGCTCGTTGCACGGCGATCCCGAGCGGCGCGCCGTGAACGTCTTGGCCGAGAACGCGACCAAAGACGAAGTCCGAAGCCTGCTCGTCGAAATCCGGTCCCTCGATCAGGACGTGAGCGAGTTGCGGCGCGAAATGAAGATCGACCGCGAAGCGCTGACCAAAGCGGCCGAGGAACGCGCTCGATACCTCAATGCGCAGATCAACGACGTGCTGGCCGCCGTGAACAAAGTCTCCGGCATAGTCGATCGAATGCGCGATGACATCAGATGCCGGCCCTAGCCTATGGAACGCGAACAGGAAATCCGACGCGAGATACTCCGCAAGCTGACTCAGGTGGGGCCCAGCTATCCGTTGCCTGAAGCGACCCTGCTCCAACACGTGCAGCTCCTGGTCAAACCGCCGCCCGAGCAACACGAGATCCGAGACCAGATTACCTGGCTCGATGCCCGGCTGCTCATCAGCAGTGTGCCGGCTGTGTTAGGCGGGCTCAAATACAGGATCACCGAAGCTGGCAAAGCCGAGATCGATCATCTCCCAAAATGAATGGGAACCGGATCATGGCGGGAAAACCGAGCATCTTGCTGATCGACGACGACGAAGAGGATCGCCTCTTGTTGCGCGCCGCGCTCGGCGAGGCGTTCGAGCTGACCGAGGCCGGCACCATTGTCGATGGCCTCGCCAAGATGGCCAAAGGTGCCCCGACCGGAAGGTCCTTTGACCTGGTCCTTCTCGATTTGACCCTGCCGGATTCAGACCGCGAAAGCACTTTGTTCCGCGTGTTGGCCGAGCATCCGGACCAGCCGCCCGTGATTGTGACCGGTTATGCCGAGCCAGACTTTGTCGAGCGGATGAGCAACCTCGGCGCGCGCGGCTACCTGATCAAAGGCCGCGACGACAAAGACGGGCAAGTTCTGCTCAGCCGGCTGAACCAATTGCTCAATCATGCCGACTCAGTACGCAAGCTCGGCGAGGCCACCGAGATCATCACCAAGACCAAACGGGAACTGGAAACGGATTTTATCTTACGACCCTCACCCCGCACCCCTCTCCCAATGGGAGAGGGGCCAGGGGGTGAGGGTTCATCAAATGAATGAATGAGCGCAACCAGAAAACCGCGAGGCGACGCGACGCTCAAGACGCTGCCCGAAGACAGGCAGCGAGAGATCATCGAGCACCTGCGCGCGCACAAGATTGCCCAGACCCAGACCTGGCTGGCCGCTCAAGGCGTGGTCACTTCGGTCGGATCGCTCTCGGGCTTTTGGTCCTGGTACTTTGTCAATTCACGTCTGCGCAACCAACTCAAGGAGGCCGCTTCCATAGCGGACGAACTCAAGAGTGTTCTGTCATCCCTCCCGTCGCTTCACTTGAACGAGGAACAGCTAAACCTGGTTGCGCAGACCGCCTTCGAAGTGGACGCAGTCAAGCGGGAAGACTTCGATCAGTTCGTGGCGCTGCGCCAACTCAGGCAGCGCGACCGGAAGCTTTCCTTGACGCACGCGAGCCAGTCTCTGGACCGCGAAAAATTCGAGCTGCTGGCAGCCGAGCGAATGCTCAGCGAAGCCTTGCGCCATCGCGCGGAGGAAATTGCCCACTCCGATTTGTCCAACGCGGACAAGATCGCCGCCATGCGCAAAGCGGCCTTCGCGGACGTGGACGCTCTGCAAGCCTCGGGCGAAGTGCACATCCCACAGGCATGAAACGCCAGCGCCGTAAATACCAGCAGGTCGCCCTCGTCGCCGTGCGCGAGGTCCGCCAGATCGCGCTGTTCTGGGCGCGTCGCTGCCGCAAGTCCACCACGCTCGGCGAAATCGCTTTTGACGAAATGTCCGCGCAGGCCGGTCGCACGGTGATCGCCGCCTCCGCCTCGCTGCTGTTGGGCAAGGAGATGGTCGGGATGACCCTGAGCGCGACCGAACAGGCCATGATCTGCGCCCAGGAAGCCGCCGCCGTCCGCGCAGTGTTCGAGGCCGGCGCCGACGAAAAAAATCTCGACTTCAAAATCGCTGATGCCGACACCGGCAAAATCCTCAAAGGACTCACCGCCGATGACTACGCCGATCTCTACCGGTCCACCCGGATGGAGATGCGCCTCTACTTTTCTCGGACGGCCTACTCCCGCCAGCAGGTCATCGCGCCCAACCCCGCCACTGCCCGCTCCTGGCGCGCCACCGTGTTACGCGACGAGTGCGGCTATACCCCGCCGCAACTGGAGCAGGAACTTCGCGACGCCACCGATCCCATGATGCGCGACGTGCCGGAGCTGAAGATGATCTACGCCAGCAACCTCTCGAAAGACGATCGGCATCCCTGGTTCGAGACCACCATGCCGCGGGAGATCACAGCCGGCTCAGAAGAAGAACAGTTCCCCGCAAAGGAGGACGGCCACCTCTACATCGGCCAACACGGGATACTCGTTCACCGCGTCGCTCTGAAAGACGCCTACGCCGCCGGCCACCAGCTCTTCGACGATTACGGCAAGCCCATGACCTATGGGGAGGCTCGGACTTTTCCTCCGGTCAAATCCGGCTGGGACCCCAGCTACGGCTTAAACCACAAAGCCGGCGGCACGGCCGCCATCGATTTGATCGCGATGCTGACCGCGCAACGCCGCGGCGTCGGCCAAGCCGCCTTTATCCACATCTCCGACGATGTGGATTTCCCTGGGGAATATTCACTGGACCGGGATCACTCGGACTTTCGCCGGGCGCTCCAGCTCCTGCGCGAGCTTCTCACCAGCGGACCGGTCGGCATCGGCTTCGACGTGGCCAGCACAACCGGCGATACCAGCAACCCATCAAGCTTCACGCTCACGGAACTGCTCAGTGGCAGTGAGCGTTGCCAGCGGCTGGTCGTCGTCTTCAAGAGCAAGAAGCGGAAAATGATGTCCGGCCGGCTGCGTGAAATCATCCGGGTCGTTCGACAGCGGCCCGATGGCGGCCCGGCCCGGCGCCTCTGCATTGACAACAGCAACGAGCGGATCGCTGCCGAGGAAACCAAAGACGATCTGGGTGGGGAGATTCCTGTGGAGTTGGTCTCTGGCGGCAACAACGTCGAGCCCAAGCCGCCGGGCATGGCCGACGAGATCAACTACAAGACCTACCTTGGGGAGAACTATTCAACGGAGGTCAACGAAGGCCGCTACATACTTGCCCCTGACAAGTACATCAAGGATGACCAACGACTGCCGCGCAAGGATCAGGGCCGCTTCGTCTGCACTCCCGATCCGGATGGCAAGCACGGCGACACGTTTGATTCGGGCAAACTGGCCGAGCACGCGCTGACGTCCACGAGCGGGGCCATCGAGAGCGTGGCAGGCATCCGGCTGGCCGCGCCGCGGTTTCGGCCAAGGTTTATCCCCAGGAGGCTGGCGCGCGTATGAGGAAAACTTTTTCAACCGCAGATGAACGCAGATGGACGCAGATTTATGGCGACTTCCCCATCTGCGTTCATCTGCGTCCATCTGCGGTTAAGTCCCAAACCTACAACCCTAAAACGGAGGAACTGCATGAGCACAGTGACCCAAGAGAAAGAGCCAGCCTATTGCGCGTTTTGTCTGGCTCCATTCACGCCCAGACGCGCCCACCAAAAATACTGTTCGGACCTTTGCCGAGCACAGCACTGGAAGGCCGAGCATCCGCGCCAAGAAATGAAGCTGTGTGCTCAATGCGGAGAACCGGTGCCGCCCAATCGCAGGTTTTGCTCCGCCAAATGCCGGTTCAAGCATTGGGTCACACCGATCAAGGAATGCGCCCATTGCGGCCAACGCCTCGATCAGAAAAGGCCGCACGCGCGGTTCTGCTCGGCGCTGTGTCGGGTCAGACACTACGAGCAGAATAATCCCCATCAAAGGACCTACGCATGACAACCACAGTCCAACGAGGCGACCCCGCCAATCAGGACGCTGTCACGATCGGCGATGCCGCGCTGTCTGCCTGGCGAGTAGCCCCAGGGGTTGTATGGGTCCAGACCCGCCTGCCCAAACATGCCCAGCGGCTCAGCAAACGGTCCGATAGCCGCCTGGTGGTCACCGGTGTAGCCGGCGGCTACCTGCGCACATTCGAGTTCCGCGACAAAACGCTGGGTTGGGCGCAACGACTCATCGAGCGATACACCAAAAGCGACGAACCCGATCAACTTGACTAAGCAAACCCAACTAACAGCCGCCGGCACGCGTTACTACGCTTATATTGCGCCACCGTTGGCACCGGGGGACAAAAACCGGGCCGAAGGTGCGGGAAAACGCCCCCAGCCCGCTGCGGCGCCAATGCGCGCGATTGATCCCATTTTCACCCACCCTTTGCATTCAATTCGAACCGTGAAATGAGACTCCTGGACAATTTGAAGGCTGGTTTGTTTGGAGTACCGAGTTCGGTGTCCACGCTTCAGCGTGCTCCGGACCCGGACCGGCTAAAGCCGGGACACCAAACGGCCATCCGCGCGGCGGATGCCAGCCCCATCAATCCATCAATCCATCAATCCATCAATCCAATCATCCTCCCCTCCGCGCGCGATCGCTGGCAATCGGCCACCATCGCCCAATACACACCGCAGTCGATCCAGAACACCCTGCGCGGCGCCTTAGTCGGCGGCGACCTGGTCGCAGTCTGGGAACTGTTCAACCTGATGGAGGAGACCTGGCCCGAACTGCTCACCGCCCTGATCGAGCTGAAGGACGACGTTGCCGCCGCCGATCTGACCGTTCAACCCTGGGCGCTCAAAGGCGAGGAACCGACCCCCGAAGCCCAACGCCGCGCCAAACTATTCGAGCAATCTCTCTGGACGATGCGGCCGCGTCCGCAATCGGATGAGAACGATCTGCGCGGCACGATCAAAGATCTGCTCGATGCCTGGGGCAAAGGCATCAGCGTCCTGGAAATCGATTGGGTCCTAGCCGGACGGGCCACTGGGAGCGCCGGCGTCCCGCCGGCGAGTCTCTATGTTCCACGCGACACGCGCTGGATTCACCCCCGCTGCTACGGTTACCCGGCTGATTCGGCGGAGTTGAAGCTCAACGCGGCGGAGATCGCTCAGCGCTCCGCCGCGACCCTCACCCCCGGCCCCTCTCCCATTGGGAGAGGGGTGAGGGGTGAGGGTCCAGGTCTCTGGTTAGATTTTCCTCCAGACAAATTCCTGATCGGCATAGCCAAGACCAAGAGCGGCCATCCGATCGGCGGCGCGTTGCTCCGGGCAATCGCCTGGTGGTGGGCAGCGAGTAACTTCAGCGCCGAATGGCTGCTCAACTTCGCGCAGATATTCGGCCTGCCGATCCGCTGGGCCACATACGACCCGGCCCGGCCCGGTCTGCTGGCTGACATTTGCGAGATGCTGGAGAACATGGGCGCATCGGGTTGGGGCGCGTTCCCGGCCGGGACCACACTCGAACTCAAGGAGGCAGCCAAAGGCGGCACAGGAACATTACCGCAGGAATCCATTTTAGATCGGGCCAATCGCCAGGTGCGCATGTTGATCCTGGGTCAGACCTTGACCGGTGACGAAGGCGCCAGCGGCAGCCGCGCGTTGGGCGAGGTCCACGAACGCATCTTGGGCGGACGCAAACGCTCAGCGGCGGATTGGGTGTGCGCGATCCTGAGCTACCAACTCGCGCCAGCCTTTTGCCGACTGAACTTCGGGGACGAAGCCGAGTGTCCCTGGGTGCAACCGGCCGAGAGTTCGCCGGCGGAGAAGCCTTTGGAGATGGCGCAACGGGACGAAATCCTCTCGCGGATCGGCTTCGAGTTCGACGCCCAGGCGGCCTACGAACGGCACAAGCTCCCGCGCCCCGCGCCAGGCGCCGACCTGATACAGCGGCCGCTTGGTGTCCCGCCTTCAGGCGGTCCCAATGGCAATGGCAATGGATACCGGAACGGAGCGGAAACAGTCCAGGCCAAGGACGCGACGGATCAACTTGCGGACAAAGTCCTGGAGAATCTGACCGGCGTAAAAGCCAAGTGGCTGGGCGGAGTGAAACCGTTTTTCGTCGGGCTGATCGAGGCGGCGCAAAACGACAAGCTCACCGATGCGCAATTCATCCAGGCGCTCGACGCGGCCCGGAAACAAATCCCCGAACTATTCGACGATCTCGATCACGACGCGCTCGCCGACGCGATGGAAGAAGCGATGGGCGCGGCCGTGGTCAACGGCGCCGTGAAAGGCGCAATGCAGCGGAAACTGAAATGAAATTAACCGCAGAGAACGCAAAGAACACAAAGAAAGAACGGCAACGTGGCATGCCGATCCCTCTCTGCGTTCTCTGCGTTCTTTGCGGTAAAATTTTTCGGCCATGATCAGCGTCAAAGTAGATACCACGCACGCTCGCGTTTACATCGCGAACATCCTCGCGCAGGCGCGCCGGCCCGTCGGCATCCTGATGGTCGCCGGCCGGGCCGTGGGCAACCTGCTCAAGAAATGGTACCGCCAACGCGATCGCGAGCAGCCTAACCGGCTCGGCGGACCGCGCACCCATTTCTGGCTTGAAGTCGCCGGCAGCGTGCAAGCCCCCGTTGTCGCAGGCGACACCAGTGTCACCGTGGCGATCAGTCATCCGGTCATCGCCCAGAAGATCTTCGGCGGCACCATCCGCGCTAAGCGCGCCGGCCTGCTCACCATCCCGCAGACACCCGAAGCCTACGGACGCACCGCGGCGACCTTCGAGAAGGAGACCGGTCTCACGCTGATTTTCCTGAAGCAAAACGATCACGCGATTTTGGCCAGCCGCGCTCAAGGCCAGGGATTGACCGTGCAATACGTCCTGGTCCCGAGTGTGCATCAGGACCCGGACCCGAAGGCACTCCCGCCCGAGGACCAGATGGAACAAGCAGCCCTCACCGCGGCGGACAAAGCGCTCCAGCGCCAACTCGAACAACCCACATGATTTGCGATTTACGATTTACGATTTACGATTTGAGCCTTCCGAGGCACCGCAACGGGCCGCTTGGAGTCCCGCCTTCAGGCGGTCCCGCTTTCCATCTGCGTCCATCCGCGTCCATCTGCGGTTAAAAAAATGAACACCAACGATTCTCAAATCTGGGCCCGCGATGCGCTGAGCCTGTCACTGCCTCTGGGCGGCGCCACGGTCCCGACTGACATCCAATGGATGCCGCCAGGCGAACACGAAATCACCGCATTGAAAGAAGGCGAGCCGGTGACACTCAAAGTGAGCGTCCACGCCGGAACGGCGGAGCGGATGAACCGGCTGCTGCAAGACCTGCGCGCCAAAGCCGCCGCCGGTTTGGGCGATTATCCCTACTTCGATTTCAATCATGAGGACGGCGAAGCCAGTGGGCGTCCTCTGGAATTTTACTGGGCGGGTGATGATCCAAAGACCGGTGGGGTGCGCGCCAAGGCCGAGTGGTCCGATCGGACCCAACAATCTCTCTCCGGCAAAGTGCCGGGCTTCCGCAGATTTTCTCCCTCGTTCACCGTGAACGCGGACGGGGAGGTTACCGGAGCGCCGCTCAACATGGGCGGCCTGGTCAACCGCGCAGCGTTCAAAACCATCCAACCCATCGTCGCCGCCGGACCGCCTAAAGGCGGGACTCCAAACGGGGACCAACGAAAGGCAAATATGGACGCCGAGAAACTGGCGGCCGACCTGGCCGCCGCACAAAACAAGATCATCGACCTGGAGCGCAAGCTCACAGCCGCCGATGCCACCACCACGATCGCGGCCAAAGACGCCGAGATCACAACCCTCAAAGGCACGATCACCACCCTGCAAGGCAAGATCGCCAGTGGCGCGAAGGAATCGGCCAAGGCAATCGTCGATGCCGCTGTGAAGGCCGGCAAGCTGGCGCCGCAAGCAAGCGCGCTGCACGAGAAATGGATCAACGCGATTGCCGTCGATCCCGCCCTGGCCGAGACGCTGACATCGATGCCAGCCAATCCCGCCCTGGGCACAGTCATCCACGACGGCAGCACCGGAGCGCCGGCCTCCGGCACGGCGCAGGAGCACCAGTTCATCGTGAAAGCGAAAGCATTCGCCGCGCAACAGAAGATCACCTTCGCCGATGCCACCATGCAAATCGCCGGCGCCGAGCCTGCGCTCTACGAGGATTACCGCCGCAGCCTGGCCGTCGCGGCGAAATAAAAAAATGAAAACAACCGCAGATGAACGCAGATGGACGCAGATTAAAAAAGGGAGCCGGGACGGCTCGACGCTCCGCGTCCTCTTCTATCTGCGTCCATCTGCGTCTATCTGCGGTTAAAAAAAACTCCTAAAAAAAAACCTATGGGAAAAGAAACCTACATTGACGCGCGCTACGCGGCGTTTGAAGCGGCTGTGCCTGCCGACCTGGCCGGCAAGGAAGACTACTACGTCGAGATCGTCGCCGGCACGCGGACCATCCAACTCTACAACGCCGGCGTTGCCATCGGCGTGCTCACGGAGCGGCTGCAAGGCAGCGGCACCTGGAGCGTGCGCCTGCTCGGCTGCGGCGGCACCTACCGCGCGCGCGCCAACGGCGCCATCGCGCACCTGGCCGACGTGAAGGCCGAGGCCGGCGGCAAAGCGGTCGATCAAGCCGGCGCTGGCCGCGCGCTCGGCTACCTCATCAGCCCGGTCGCCGGCGCCGTAGCCGGGGACGTGTGCGAGATCCTCGACGTGCTCGCCTGAAGAAAAATCTGAAGGCTAAATGCTAAATTCTAAAAAACAAATTCCGCCGGAGGCGGGCTGTTCACTTCAGCCTTCAGCCTTCAGCCGTTAGCCTTTCTGACAGCCCATCCAATAATCCAATAAACCACCAATCCACTATGATCAGTACAGCTACCACCAACCCGGTCATGACCGGCCATGCCGTGCAGTTCATGCGCGACTCCGCCGGCTACGTCGGCTTGCTCTTGCTGCCCGTCTTTCCCAGCGCCGAGCAAAGCTCCGATTACTACATCTGGAAACGCGAGAACGCCCTGGACGTGCCCACCAACATCCGGCACGCGCCAGGCGCGGTCTTCGCCCGCAGCGTCCCCAAGATCGCCGACGACAGCTACGCCTGCCGCGATTACGGCACCGAACAACCTGTGCCCGACGAAATCCGCCGGAAGTACGTCAACTACATCGACGCGGACATCTCGGCCATACGGCGCAACACCGACATCATCAAAATCAATCACGAGCTGCGCGCGCACACGCTGGCCACTTCCGCCGCCGTGCCCAACGCCGGCGTCGCGACTAAATGGGACAATCCGAACTCCGATCCCAAAGGCGACGTGAACACCGCCAAGGAAGCCATCCGCAAAAATTGCGGCCGCCGCCCCACGCTGATGATCATCAACGAGGCTGTGCGGCTCGTGCTCTCCGTGCACCCGGTCATTGCCGAGCGGGTGAAGTACACCCAGACCGGCATTACGAGCCTGCAATTGCTCGCGGCCTACTTCGAAGTGCCGCGGATCGCCGTGGCCGAGCAAGTGATCAACACCGCCCAGGAAGGCCAGGCCCTCACGCCAGCCGACATCTGGGCCGACGACGTCATCCTCGCGCACGTGAATCCCGCCCGCGATCTGATGGTGCCGACTTTCGGCCGGACGTTTTTCTGGTCGGACTTCGGGAGCATCGGCGCGGACGACGTGCCGATCCAGATCGTCAGCTACCGGGATGAACCGGTGGCGAGCGACGTGCATCGAGCGCGGCATTTCACCGATGAGAAGCTGGTGTTCGATCTCGCGGGTTACCGCATCAACGACGTTTTGACCTAACACACTGAGAAAACTTTTCTTAACCGCAGATGAACGCAGATGAACGCAGATTAAGAAACAGAGCCGTGGACGGCTCGGAGACGCTCCGCGTCTTCCATCTGCGTCTATCTGCGTCCATCTGCGGTTAAAAAGGTTCTTCCTAACCCACTGACCAAAATGAAAACACTGTTCAAGAATCCGATCCCTCTGCTGCTGATCACGGCCTTCGCGGTCACGCTCGCGCTGCCATTCCTGCCGCGGCCAATCATTGCGCACGCGCAGATGCTGACCTACAAAGCGACCCAGTTCACCACGACCAACGTGCTGCAAGCCGCGACCACCTACATCGTCGCGGCCAACTCAATCGACATCACCAAAGATCGGGGCATTGGCTTGACCGCCTCGCTCACTCCAGGTGCTGTGACCAATGTGGCCACGCTCAACTTCCACGTCTCGCCCGACGGGACCAATTGGGCCTGGTCCACGCCGCACGTGCTGACGCTGAACCTCACGAGCGTCGGGACCAACTACGTGCTCGCCACCAACCTCGGCCCGGCTGTGCTGAACAACTTCAAGAGCATCCGGCTCTATTCGATCGTCACGGCCAACACGAACCTGCTGACTAACTCGGTCTGGTGGTCGCAACGATACTAACTGGATTGATGGATAATTGGATGATTGGATTCATGGAACTCCAGTCCTCCAATCCACCAATCCACTAATCCACCAATCCACTAAAGCACCTATGCCAAAATTCATCATCAAAAAAAGCCTGATCCACAAAGGCAAAATCTACGAGCCAGGCGAGGCAATCGCGCTGGACGATCGCAAGGGCGCCACCGACCTGTTCAACCGCGGGTACATTGACGCCCCAGAGGAGCAACCCCCGCCATCGCTGCCGCCAGCGAGCGGAGCGCCGGCCTCCGGCCCGGCAACCGCTCCATTGCGCGGCCATCCGGGAGACGCTCTTGGAGAGCGAATTGTTCGGCCGACATCAAACGAGCCGGCCTCAGGCACGGCGTCTGCAAAACCCGCCGCAACAAAAGCCGACGTCCTCCCCAAATAATCCACCAATCCACTAATCCGTGGCGTTCACGACACCAGACCTGTTGCTCACCGATGAGAAGCTCGCGCTACTCACCGCGGCGCTAGCCAACACCGGCCAGACCGACCCGTTGGGCACCGCGATCGCCGAGGGCGAATCCACCGTCGCGCGCTACATCGCTGGGTACGACCTGGGGGAAGACGATCGCAAGAGTTTGATTCGGCGGATTGCCTTGCTCAACGCGTACACACTGGCCGGGCCGGTCCCCGACGAGATCAGCAAAGCCGGCAACAAAGCCATGGAAGAACTGAAGGACATCCGCGGCTGGGTTGTAGCCGGCCAGGGCAATATCGGCGCAAGCCAGGGCAAGAGCGGGAGCAACCCCAAGATCAATCCACGATGAAGCTATTAACCGCAGAGAACGCAAAGAACGCAAAGAAAGGGCACATCAGAGTGGGACAGGCTTCCAGCCTGTCATCCCTCTCTGCGTTCTCTGCGTTCTTTGCGGTTAAATAATCCGAATGGACCTCACGACACAACCAACCGAGAACCATCTGCGCCCGACCAAAGTCGCGCTCGACGCCTTGGTGCTCGCGCTCTCGGCGCTACAGTGGGCTGGCCCCTCGGGCAATGAGACCGCCTTCAAGCGCGTCGAATTATTCGACGACCTGGACCTGCCCGAAGCCTTCAAACGCCTCCTCCTCACCGAGAGCCGGATCGCGCTGGTGATCTATTCGAGTGACACGTTCGAGACACAGCGCGCCGATCGCCAGATCACCATTCGTCGCACACAAGAACTCTACGTTGTGTTCACCGATCGGGTGATGAGCAAACGCATCGAGGCGCTCGTGGGGGCCGCCAGCAATCCGGGCCTGCTCGCCCTGCGCGACCTGGTGTTGCCGGCCATCACCGGCCTGCTCGTGCCGCAACCGTCCGGCATTGTCTGTACGCCTACGCGCGGGTCGCTGCTGCAGGTAGAGAATACCGACCGCAAACTCCCCGGCCGCCTGGCGTATCTGCTGGAGATCGAGCTGCAAGGCGGATGGCTGAAGGCGGACGTTGGCAGATCACCAGTGTGGTGAAAGGCTGAATGCTAAATGCTGAAGGCTAAAACAAAAACCAGAGTGGGACAGGCTTCCAGCCTGTCAGCCTCCGCGCTCACGCTGCTCGGTGAATCGTCGCGGTGCAGAACGCTCGCTGAACAAGCCGCGCTCCGCGCACTGATCGGTCCAATAGACAATCGCCCGGACGAGGCGGAGGCTGCCCGCGCCCACGCGATACGCGCCGAGACCTACAAAGCCGCCGCCCGCCTGATCGCCCCCCCACCAATCCAACAATCCAAGAATCCAACAATCCACCAAACCCTACTATGCAAACTGTAGCCAGAGGCATCGGCACACACACATGGTTCTTCCGTGACGGCGCCGATTTCACCGTGCCCGGCGCCGGCACCGCCAGCCGGACCAGCAAACCATCCGCTGAAGACCCCGCCTGGATCGAGACCGGCATCATCAGCGGTTACAAAACCGATCCCACCAAAGGCAGCGCCACCGTGGAAATCTGGGCGCCTGCCCCAGGCAGGCTGAGGCTCTTCGATGAGATCGAACTCAAGACCGGGCTCCAACTCGATTTCACTTTCGAGGAAATGAGCCCGCTCGCCTTCGAGCTTGTGTTCGGCACCCTGCCGCTCGGCCCCAACAGCACACAGTACAATCCGCTTGCTGGCGGCCGGCTGCGCAAAGGCTGGCTGCACGTGCAGCAGTACGACAACGACGACGCCCTGTTCAACACGGCCGATTTTTTTGTGGCGTTGAAAGTGGGCGGGCAGATCGATTGGACCAGCGACAGCAAACAAGTGATCGTCCCCGTCATGGCCGGCGTGCTCCACAGCACCCTCAACACAGGCACGCTGGCCTAGCAAATTGGATGAATGGATTACTGGATGAATGGATTCATGGAACGCCAGCCAATCCACCACTCCGCCAATCCACCAATCCACTAATCCAACAATCCTATGTTACTGCTTGATCCATTCGACACCGCCCCACCGCAACTCATACCCCCGTGGAGCCTGCAGACAGTTGCGTCGGTGAAAATCGCCATCACAACCAACGAGGACATTGACGAGGTAACAGCCGACGGGAACACCGTCCAAGGCGTCCTCCTCAGCGCCGCCGCTAACGACGTGGTGTTACTGACGGGCCAGGATGACCCGGCCGAAAACGGCTTCTACGGCGTGGATACAGGCGGCGGAGTGCGCTACGAGAGTGTAGCGCAATTCATCCGCGCCGTCGGGCCCAACGACGAACTGGGCTACTATGCACAGTGGAAAGTCGGTGTGACGGCTGGCACCAACGCCGGTAAGACTTATTTCCTCGCAACGCCTGCGCCTTGTCTGTTGGACAATGGCGTGCAAATCCTCGAATTGACCGAGGGCACCCCGCGCGTGAACAACGCCGGCAACTACGACCTCGCTCCGCCCGAGCTGCGCCCATTGGACACAGACGCGCCGTTCGACCGGACTTACGTCTGCAAGGCGGCGCTCAGCAGCAACGCGGCGCTGCCACTGGCTTCCGGCCCGATCACCGTGGACGGGATCGAGCTGGAGGTCGGCGATTATTATCTGCTCAAGCTCCAGACTACCCAGGCACAAAACGGCGTGTATGTGGTCAGCGCCGGCGCGCCGGCCAAGGCGCAAGCCACCGGCCTGGTCCGCGCCCGGATCACCGAAGGCACCAGTGCCGGCAAACAATTCTCCGTGAACCAGGCCACCGGTGTCGTCACCAGCCTCGCCCCCGCCGTGATCACATGAAGACTTTTTTAACCGCAAAGAACGCAGAGAACACAAAGAAAGAGGCCCAGAGTGGGACAGGCTTCCAGCCTGTCATCCCTCTCTGCGTTCTTTGCGTTCTTTGCGGTTAACACCCCATGACCATCCTATCACCACAAAAGACCGTCCACGTCGGCGGCATCGAAGTGACCGTGCGCGATCTGCCCTGGCCGATCATGAAGCAATTCCTGGATCGGCTCTCCCACCAGGTCAGCGGCCTGATCGGCAGCGCCGTGTCCTCGCCGGACGGGCCAAAAGACGCCGCCGCGATCGGCTCCAAGTTCCTCGATCAACTCCCTGGGCTGGTCGGCAATTCGGTTGAACTGTCCGAATACCTCGTGCTGGAGACCACAAACCCACCCATCAACCATCAACCAATAACCCTCAACCAACTCACCAGCACAGAATTTCTCACGCTGCTCGATGCTTCGCTCGAAGTGGTGTTCAACGAGGAGTTCGTAAGGTTGGGAAAAAGCGTGGCCGAGCGCGTGCAGGGGGCATTCAACCTGGGCGGCCCGGCCAGGACAGCGACCGCGCTCTCGGCCAGGCCATCGACTTCCTCATCTGGCAAGGATGGTCCTACGCGGACACGCGTGGACTCACCTTCGCCCAACTCAAGTTCTTCACCGACCTAGCCTGTGAACGTCTCGAGAAAAGCAAAGGCAGCGCGCAGAGAAGACAATTCTAAAGGCTCAATGCTAAAGGCTAAAGGACCGAACTTCAGCCTTCAGAATTTAGCCTTCAGCCTTTCCCGACCATGGCCGGCCTAATCCAACTCGTCATCGGCGCACAAAATGCAGGCGCCCTCAGCGGTCTCAAACAAGTCGAAGGCCAGCTTCAGGCATTCGCGCAACGCGCGGCGGGTGCGTTGGGCGCGGCGTTCGGCGCAGGCGCGATTCTCGAATTCACGCGGCGCGCGATCGATGCTGCCGATGCCATCGGCAAGCTCGCACAAAAGACAGGCACAGCGATTCAAGCGATGAGCGGCCTGGGGGCTGTAGCGGCTGCCGATGTTGTCTCGCTCCAGGAATTGCAGATCGGCCTCAAGGGTCTCTCGGAATGGATGGTCAAGACCGGCCAGGCCGGGCGCGACACAACCGAAGTGCTCCTGGAACAGGCCGACCTCTTTGCGCGGATGCCGGACGGGGCGCAAAAAGTGTCGCTAGCTATGGACAGGTTCGGGCGCGCAGGCCAGAACATGATTCCGTTTTTGAACAAGGGCAGCGAAGCGATTCGCGAACAAGTCAAAGAAGCCGAGGAACTGGGAGCTGTGGTTGGGCCGGCGTTCGCGAAAAGCGCCGAGCAATTCAACGACAACCAGCATCGGGTGGGCCTGGTTGTCCAGGGCTTTTTCAACCAGATCGCCAAGGAACTTTTGCCCGGCCTCAACAAAATGTTGGAATGGTTCGTCGAGTTTGCCAAACGCAGCGACGGCTTCAAACCGATCATCGAGACAATCGTGATCGTGTTCAAAACGCTGGCGATCGCGGCCACGGCGGTGGCGGGCAGCTTCGCTGCGTTAGGGACATTCCTCGGCGAGTTCGGCGGTGTTCTCTCCGTGACCGGTGATCCGTTTGAAGCCTGGGCGGCCGGCGCGAAGGCTGCCGAAGCGGAGATGTCGAAGATGGACGCAGTCATTGACGCCATCAACACCAAGGTGCAGGAATCGGACGACAAGGCGCGCGGGAAAGGCGAGGGCGCACCGGCTGCCGGCTCCATGCTGGAGACGCAACAGACTTTCTTGGCGCATGCTCAACTCCGCGCGGCCAAGATCGCCGGCGACGCGACCCGGACCCAAGCGGACAAGAACGTCATCTTACGGGGCATCTACAAGGAGCAGCTCGAAGCGATCGAGGGCATCCAGGCTGAGTTGCAGAAACGCGCTCAGGCGGAATTGGTCGCGGGCGAAGATGGCGTGCGCGTGACCCAAGAGTATTTAGCCATCCAGGGCGACGTGCTCGCGATGCAGAAACAGCGATTTGAAGTTTCGCAGAAACTGCACGCCATCGAGGCGGACACTTCGTTCGTGACGCGGATGCGCGACAATCTGCGCCTTCTCTCCGATGAATGGACCAACTTCGCCCGCAATCTGGCCGACACCTTGACACAGGGTCTCAAGACCGCCATCGACGGCGTCACCAACTCGATCATGGCCGCCATCGAAGGGACGCAGAGTTGGGGCAAGGCGTTTTACCAGGCGGGCCGCCAGATCATCGCGAGCCTGATCAGCATCACGCTCCAGTACGTCGCAGGGAAATTAGCAATGATGGTGGTGGATTCCATTTTCGCCGCAAAGAGCAAGAAGGATTCGGCATCGACCACCGCCGCAAGCGTGCCCGCTGGCATCGCCAAAGCCGGCGAGCAAGGTGGTTGGGTGGGAATATTGATTTACATCGCGGTGTTCGCTGCCGCGATCGCAGCGATCATGGGGATTGTAGGAGCGATCGCTGGCTTCGCTGAAGGCGGCGTGATCCGCGGCGGCGAGCAAATCATCCGCGTGAACGAACGCGGCCAGGAAGCAATCCTGAACGCGCAAGCCCTCTCGAATGTAGGCGAGGGGTTCGTGGCCGGGCTCAACGCCGGTTTGCCGATCCACCAAGCCGCCGCCGTCAGTCCCGCCGCGCCGTCGATCAAAAACAATCAACAGGTCAACGTCGCCATGTTCAATAGCCAAGCGGCAATGGAGGAATGGCTCAGAAATCACGACGGCCGCGCCGTGGTCGTCGACATCGTCAAGAGCGAGATCCACAACATCACCGGACGATCATGAAAAATTTTAACCGCAAAGAACGCAGAGAACACAAAGAAAGAGGACCAGAGTGGGACAGGCTTCCAGCCTGTCATCCCTCTCTGCGTTCTTTGCGTTCTCTGCGGTTAATAATTTCCTTTGCTGTGGGATTTTATTTGTGTCCGGCCCACGCCGCCACTGTGACGGGAACAATCCAGAACGCCACCGGCAGCGGCTACGCCGCGCGCCTCTCCTTCGTCCCGCTCTCCAACCCCCAGGTATTGACCACCAACCTGCTGACCGGCGAAGTCATCAACCGCACCTGCGCCGCCAACGGCACGTTCACGATCGTACTGCAGCAAGGCGATTACCGCGTCCAGATCGACAACCGCGACCGGTTCCTCATCTCCGTGCCGAACAATGCCGACACCCATCAACTGGTGAGCTTGATCACTCAATCGCTGATCTGGCAGTACAAGTTTCCGTTCCTGCCGGTGAACCTGAACGGGTACACCAACTCGATCACCAACCTGCACACCCTCTCCGCCAGCAACGGTGTATTCAGCGGGAGCCTGCGCCTGCCGCGCTTTACTCTGGCCCAGCGCGATGCCTACAGCCCCGCCACCAACGGCCTGATCCTGCTCAACACGAGCGATGGCACGGTGAATTATTACGACGGCACAAACTGGATCACATTGGGCACCGGCAGCGGCACAGTGAACATCACGGATTTTTCCAGTTACTTCGACACCAACAGCCTCATCACGCCTACGAACCTGGACAACTCACGCATCTCCGCCAGTGCGGCGATCGACAAATCCAAGATCAGCACCAACGGCACCTGGGCATTGGCGGACATCCCGGCCCTCCCTGAATCGCTCATCACCGGGTTGACTGCGGATTTGGCGGCGAAACTGAACCACATCGACGATACGGCGACCAACTTGTCTCTGGTGGGCGGTACCGTGACGACCACAAACCTGACCTGGAACACGGAAACCCTCGCGCCATCTGGCACGACGAATTTCGTCCTCGATTTCTTATCGCCGCGGACCGCGCTGATCACGGCAACGAACGACGTGAATTGGCTCAACTCAACCAACCGGACTGGCAGCACGGGCACAGAACGAAGCAAAAAGGTGCGGGTACTCGCGAGCGGCGCGAATCGGACGGTGACGCTGCACGCCAATTGGATTTTGATCGGATCGACCAGCCGCACCTTGACAGTGACCAATGGAACGTGGGCCGTGATGGCCCTGGATAACGCTGGCACATCCGAAACCAACGTGTTCGTTGGAGCGATTTACGCGCAATGAAAAGGCTAAAGTCTAAAATGAAAACCGAACACCCCCGGCTCTGGCTCTGCATTTTAGCCTTTAGCCTTCAGACTTCAGCCTTCTTTGCCCAGAACGGCGACCTGGCTGACCCGCAATTCCTCGCTCGGTTGAGCAGCTCAGCGAGCGGGCCGTCATTCCCGTATGACAGCTTCGAGAGCTACTCCGACGCCGCGGTTGTCAACGCCTTGAACGGCGGCAGTCATTGGAACGGAGCTTACGTTGACAGGTTCTCGCCAACCGGCATTTACGACCTTGACCTTTTGGAGTCCTACTCCGACGCGGCGGCGGTGGACGGACTCAACGGCGCCGACCTTGGCTTCAACGGCGCCTACGTCGGTCGCGATGGACTGTTTGGGATCAAGGCCAACGACGATTGTGAATCCTACACAGACGGCGCGTCCTTGAACGCGTTGAACGGCGGGTCGGATTGGGGTGGGGCTTACGTGGACAGATGAAGACTATGAAAAACCAATCAATGTTCAACCGGCGCGGCTTCATCAAACGCGGGGCGCTGTTTTTGCCGGCAATCTTCCTGCCGCGGATCGGCGACAACCCGATCGTCGTCGAGCTGTTCAATCGCGATGGCAGCGAGGTGTTTCATGTGCCACGATCCTGCGGTCTGCAAGCCGCGTCCGTCATCAAGGCGCGGACCTTTTCGAGCGTCGTCGATAATCGGATTCGGTTGACCAACTCCAATTTTGCTCGGCTATGGAGCACCGACGTTGGCACAAGTTGGACTACCATCTGTGTCGGGTGCCGCATGACGATAGAGGACACGGGAGCAAATCTCGTTTCCACGCCACGCTTAGCGTTTGGGATCTGTGTTGGCACCTCCAACATTTTCATGGATGCGACGACAACTCATTGGCTCGGGTTCTATTCCGTGGACCCGACGTGGCCAAGGGTCAGCGGCTCGCCGGCAACCTATGCAATGGCCGACGCTACGACGGCGCCGCTTTTTAGTAAGAGAATCACTTCCACGATCACAAGCGCAGGAACGCAAACGGCAAATCCACGGCTGTGCGATTGCTCCACGGCGAACAGATCTGCCTTCTTTATGTATATTACCAAGGGCAGCCCCAATTTCACCGGGAGTCTTTTTTGCCGTGGCGGGACTACAGCAAGTGACGTGAGTCTGGCAGAATATTTGGCAGCCTTGCCGTTGAGCTCTCCCTCAATCACAAACCACAGCAATGCCGGCAATGTAACCTTGGCAATCGACGAAGGTGCCAATGGCTCATTCAACGCGGTGAACATTGCGTGGGACCGCACTTCACCAGCGATCGAGTTGAGCGACCTCGCGGTGGTCAAATTGGCCTGACCAGGACGTCATGAAACCTGGCAACGGACACTCCGCCACGCGGACCCGTGAGCAAAAGAAGGCGCTCCGCGAAGCCTACAAACTGTTGGCCGCAAATTTTGCGCACGTGCTCATCGTGTGCGCCACAGTGGAGGAGCACCAGACCGAGCAAGGGCCTGACCCGGATGTGTGTTGGTCTGGAGGCTGGTTGATGGCCGATTGCCTGGCGCGCTTTGCCCTGCGGCGCACCGACCATCGGCACCACTTCAAATCCGAACCGCCATGAGTGCTAGCCGCACGGGCCACCAAAAGAGTGGGACAGGCTTCCAGCCTGTCTTCAATGCATGATCGCCACGACGTTCAACTTCGGCGGCGCGATCGGCGAGCTGTCCGTCTTCCTGCTTGTCGATCCGCCGAACTGGCTTCAGCCGCTCAAAAGCACCTTCACGATCCTCCAGGGCGGCGCCGTCGGCCTCAGCAACCGCGAGACGCGTCGAGCACACTCAGCCACCCTCCGGGCCTCTCTCGAGTACCAATCCACCCGATCCGGCGCTGATGCCCGCCAATTGATCGGCGCACTGCGGACCTTGCCGGTCGGGCCACCACCGCCTGTGCTGTGTCCGTTCTGGCCGGCAGCAGTCCGTTGGATTGATCCCATTCCCGCCGCCGCCCTTTACCTGGTCTGGAAAGAAGATTGGACCCAATGGGAGATTTATAGTGCCCCGACCGGTGAGGTCCCCGTGTGGCCGGACTCAGATCCCGGCGAGGTCCTGGTCGCGCCGCTGCTCTGGGGCCGGCTCGCCAAGCGCGACACTACCTGGACCTCCACTGACACGCTCACTTTCGACGTGCAGTTCGTCGAGGACGGCCCCGCGGATTACGCGCTCGTGCCGCCAGCCGCGGACTTTGCCGCCGGCCCATTGCCACCAGCCGGCTACACCACTGCACCCAGGCTGTTGCCTTACCGCGCCAACTTCGTCGGTATCGAGGATTCGGTTGCGCTCAATGTGCTGCGTGAAAGCATAGGCTTCGGCCGCCAGCAAGCGCAGACCTACTATCCGCAAGCAGCGCATCGGGCATTCAAGCTGCCGTACTTTCTGGAGGGGCAATCCGCCGCATTTCAATTCCTGCGCTTCTTTCTGGACCATGCCGGACCTGGCGCATCGTTCTGGACACCTGGCTGGATGAGCGCCGCGCGCCTCACAGCCGACGTGGCCGTCGCCGACACCGTTCTCCAGGTAGCCGACACCAACAGCCTCAAGGTCGGCGATTACATCGCGCTGCTGAATAGTGGGGCAGGCATCCTGCCTGCCATCGTGTCGGCCCTCGCCGACACGACCGTCACACTCCTCGCGCCCATCGGCGCCGATCACCTCGCCTCCGACAGCATCGTCACACCGTTGCTCCTGGTCCGCCTGGACAAGCCCACGCTCCAGATCGACTGGCAAAATCCGCACGCCGCCGCCGCGACGCTGCAACTGATCGAGCTGCCCGCCGAGTACGTGCCGGCGAGCGGTGAGACGATCGGGGAAACGCTCGGTCAACTTGGTGGCCCGACCGGCCAGGTCAGATGTTACCTCTACGAATTCACGCGCGACCTGGGCGGGGAGACAATCACAGACCGCTACACCAGCTACGAGGTGGACGTCATCCTGGGAGAGGACACTTACGCGGCCGCACAGATCGAACACGGCGACATCCTGCAGGGGATCGCGCTCGAACAAGACGCCGTCCAGGTGACCGCTAGCAGTAGTAGTAGTGGCACGGGCGTCCCGCCCGTGAGTCCCCTATTGCTGTTCGCCACGCTGAAGATGGAAGCTCCGCTGAAGCTGACAATCCGCCAGGCTGAGTGTGGCACAGGCATCCTGCCTGTGACTGCGACCGACGCCGATGTCCTCTTCGTCGGCGAGATCGCCTCGGTAAAAATCCAAGGCTCCAAGATCACGGCTAAAGCCGTCACCGCCAGCACCGTATTCGATCGGAAGATTCCCCGCTTTTATCTGCAGGTGCCGTGCAATCACGCCCTGTTCTCGCCCGGCTGCGGCCTGGACAAAGACGATTGGCAGTTCACTGCTCAGGCCCTCATTGCGCCCTCAGCCGCATACCCGTTCGCAGTCTCGCTCCATTCGTTGGCCGGGCCGGACGTGGACTTTGCCGAGCATTGGTTCTCGGGTGGCTGGATCGAGTTCGGTACCGGCGCGGCCTTACAGCGCCGTGCGATCCTGAACAGCACGGATGTCACCGTCGGCGCGCTGACGGTATGGCTGAACCGGCCATTCGATCCGTTGCCCGAAGCCGATGATGAACTGGCGCTCTGGCCCGGCTGCGATCTGCGCGCCGAGACCTGCCAGGACAAGTTCGATAATTACCTCAACTACGGCGGGCATCCGTTCCTGCCCGCCGCCAATCCCAGTCTGATCAAGCTCAGCCAACCCGTGGCGGGAGGGAAGAAGTGAGTTCGGTGTCCACGCTTCAGCGTGTTCCGGACGACCGGCTAAAGCCGGGACACCAAACTTCCTGGTTCAACAGCCCAGAGCGGATCGCCGCGCTCGAACGCGAGGCTCGCCGATGGCTCGGCACGCCATTTTTCCCCAATTCCAACACACCAGGCCCACGCGGCGGCGTGAGCTGTCAGAAGCTGGTGTCCGAGATTTACCGCGGCGTCGGCTTCTGCGACGTACCGGTACCAGAAGTGCCAATGGCCCATGCCCGGTTCAGCCGAAGAAGTCTGATGCTGGAGTTCATGGAGAGTCGCCCGGAATTTACGCTGCTCCCATCCAACAATCCAACAATCCAACAATCCAACAATCCAACGGTGTTGCCTGGCGATCTGCTCGGCTTCCGCATCTACCAGACGGTTCACCACATGGGCATCGCGCTGGACCTAGCCGGTCGGGCCACCACGTTCATCCACGCCCTGGACGGAGTAGGCACGATCATCAGCAGCCTATGTGATGCGACCTGGTCAAGCCGCCTGGCAGCCATCTGGCGGCCAATCGCAAATCGCAAATGAGTAAATCGGCAAAGCCCAATCTGCCCGCGGACGATCCCGATCCAGCCAACATCGGCGAAGCCGATCTGTCCACCAACGAAGCCGGCACAGTGATTCCGTGGGGCTGCGGCGAGTTCAAGGTTGCGCTGCGCTGGATCAGCCCGGCCTATAACCAGTTCACTCGCGAGGCGCCCGAAGAAAGGCCGGGGAAGAAATGAGTGGGACAGGCTTCCAGCCTGTCATCCCCAAGAAAGACTTCAATGAGCGAAGCCGAAATCTGGCACTGTGCTCACACTCGAAAGTGTGGTTGGAAAGGCCCCTACGAGGGACTGCTACAGTTACCAGATACTGAGATGGTGCGGGGCGTGAAAGCGACAAAAGGGGTTTGCCCGAAGTGCGGCAACGACTCGTTCTATGTCCGCAAGCCAATCCCTGACCTGTTGGATTGCGTGCGCGAAATCGTGGAAGCCAACAAGACCGAGCTGGCCAAAATCTCCTCCAGCGACTGGTGGAAGGGCCGGCCTGAACAGTTTGTCGGCGCGCACACAAACACCGTGGCCAAGAAACTCCGGAAGCCGCAATGGCAAGCGCGTTATTGGCTCACCAAACTCGAAGCGGACGGGATGCTCATCTCCCATCGAACGTCCGGCGGGACTACGCGGTGGTACCCGGCGCAGCCCATCAACAATCAACCCTCAACCATCAACTAACCGATGGGCAAAAAAGACGGCGGCTCAGCAGGCAAAGCCCACGACTACTTCGGCAGCATCGCCGGCATCGTCTGCGCCGGTCCGGTGGACGAACTGGTCGCCGTCATCATCGACGGCAAACTCGCCTGGCCGTCGGCGCCGATCTGGGAGTCGGGCAAGGCTTACGCAGTCAGCGACCTGGTCCATTACGCATTCCGCGTGTGGCGCTGCACTACGGCACACACGTCGGACGGCAACGCGCCGCCCGACCCGACCAAATGGACCAGCTACAGCGTCGCCCGTGCGGACCAGCCAAACCCTTACCCATTCAGCATCGAGAAGTGGGGCCAGGCGTACTTGTACTGGGGCACCGCCGACCAGGTGCTGGATCACACACCGGCGTCTGGCAGTGTCGCTACGTTCAGCCGCGTGCGTGTGGCGAACGTGGCCACGATCGTCACCGCGGCCGCGCACGGGCTAAGCAGCGGACAGCTTGTCCGGATCAGCGGCTTCAGCGAGGTCGTCCTGGTGGCCACAGGCCACGGCTTCGTGTATCAGAACGTTGGCGCTGGCTTCAACGCGGCTGAAGTCGTGGTCACAGTCATCGACGCCACTACGTTCACCTACGCAAATGCCGGCGCCAGTCGGCCCCTCTCAGTGGATGGGAACGGCTTGGTTGAACCCTTACCCATCATCGAGGCCGGTGAACAGACTCTGTTCACCAACGGGCATCCGCCGTACCGCCGGCAGGCCGTCTTGGTCCTCAAGGATTTTCTCTTCGGCCGCGAGCGCACCACTGCGCCCAATGTCGAGGTGGTGGTCCGCCGCAAGCCAAACCAAACCGTTATCGACGGCGATGCGGCCGCATTGGATGCCGATGGCCAGGCCAACCCCAAATGCGTCGAAGCCGATCTGTTGACCGATCCGGTCTTTGGCTTGGCGCAGCCCGATTCATTCTGTGATGCCGCAACCTGGCAAGCTCTGGCTGATGAGTTCGCTGCCGACTCCGCTCGCACTTACATCTCACCTGTGTTGGACCGCGCCCAGACTGCCCGATCGCTCCTGGCCAATCTCCTCGCTTACTACGACGGCTGGGCGAGGTTCAACGCCGCCGGCGCAGTCCAAGCCGGCCATTTCCTCCACGATGCCGCCCCGCCGGCATTCACGGCCGCCACAACAATTGACTACCACGACCTGGTCGAAGAGATCGCCTGGGACGCCAATGGCTGGCCGGACACAGCGAACCAGACCTACGTGCGATTCAGCAACCGCGATCGCGCGTTCAAGGCTGACTCCGCGCCTTTCGTCAGCTCGTGGAACATGGCTGTCACCGGTGAGCCGCGCCCGCTCACCATCGAGCGCCCATTCATCACGCGTCCGCAACAGGCCAGCACGCACGCGGCGGAATGGGGCAAGGTCGCCGCCGAGCCTGGCATCGCCGGCACGCTCGTTGTCCGGGCCGAGAAAGCCAGCAGCATCAAGCCAGGCGATCTGTTCCTCCTCACGCACGACGCCGTGGCCATGTCGATTGTCTGCCGCTGCACGCAGAAGACTCTCGCCAAACCTCCGGCCGGCCGCGTCACACTGCGCTTCCAGAGCGAGCGCGCCATCGGCCAGATCCCGTACCAACCCACGCGCGCTGAGCCAGGCGGCTCGGCGTTTCCGATGCCCGAGGAAATCGAGATGTTCCAAATCGTGCAACCGCCGCCGGCATTGGTTGGCGGGGAAGATTCCGCGATCGTGCTCCTGGCGGCACGCACTTCGGCGCTGACTATAGGTCTGCGCCCATGGCTCAGGCGGGATGATGCCGACCTGTTCTTCCCACTGGGCGAGCAACGGCAATGGGCGGTGTATGGCACGTTGAGCCAGGACTACGACCTGCCTGCATCGAGCGCGACGGCCTCGCGCGCACGGGATGACGACGTGGCCACCATCGTCACCGCCGCTGCGCACGGCCTGAGCAGCGGGCAACACGTCCAAATCACCGGCCTCGGCGGCGCTGATTATGAGGCCGCGGACGTTGCCGTGACTGTGGTGGATGCCACGACATTCACCTACGCGAATGAGGGAGCGGACGAGAGCACCACGGCGGATACTGACGGCACAGTCATCCCGCTGGATGACGACGATTCGGAGACGCTCCAGATCGATCTCGACCCGCGCGTGCGGCAGCCGGACCTGGACAAGATCAGCCAGACCCAAACCGCTGACGCGATCAACGACGCCAATGTATTGGTGTGGGTGTTCGACGCGGGCGACCCGACGCAATTCGAAATCATGGCCCTGAAGGCAATTCGCCTCGATGCTGGCGTCTACAAACTGCAAATCCGGCGCGGTCGATTCGGCAGCGTCAAACGAGCCTTCAGCGCCGACGATCACATGTTTATCTTGTTCCGCGGCGACCTTGTTCCCTACAGCGCCGACAAGTTTGCTGCCTACGTCCAGACAGGCGCCACAGCGACGTTGCGACTGCAGAGTTTCAACGCCGCTGGCGAAGCCGATCTGTCCGACCCGGACATTTGCCCGGACATCGAGTTCACCTTCATCGATCCGTACGCTCCATCCGCCTCGTGGCAGCTATTGCGCGTCAACGGCGCTGATCTCAGCGACTTCACCCTTACCTATCTGCCGACTGACAAGTTCGAGTTCACCTTCGAGCTGCGAGACGCAAATGCCGATCTTGCGGATGCGCGGCTGGTCGCGCGGCTGGGCGCGATGGAACTGCTGCTCTGGGAACAAGCTTTCCAGGCTTCGGGCACTCAGGTGCGCTCGACGAGTCCATTCAGCCTGCCGCTTGACGGTGAATGGAGAATCCTATTGATCGTCCGGGACGCAACCCAGCGCGTCGTCGAAGTGCCACTGACGGCGGTTGGCGGGGGAGACGAAGTGAGCCTACAGATATTGGCCATTGCCGGCACTGTAGTAGCGACCCCTATCGCCAAGCCATGGGGGCGCGCTTACCTCGCGTACCCCAAGACTGTGGTCCTGACGTGCAGCACCGCAGGCGCAACGATCGAGTACCAAAACGTGGCGCTGTACGGGCCGCTGGGAGGTTGGGAGACCTACTCTGGACCGATCAGTGTGTGGCGGAACCGGACCATATACGCCAGGGCGCGCAAGGCAGGAATGACGGACAGCGCCGTGATCGTGGAGCACTACTGGTACGAGTACGAGGGAGGAGGCGGTGGAAGGTACCAGCCGGTATGACGACCCGCGGAGCAATGCAGCGCCACCGCGGCTTACGTGCAGCCACACTGCCGGGCGGCTGCATTGCCTGGGAGCCGGCTTACTTTACCCTTTCAAAGGGTGCGTCGTCGCTACACCTTGGCGGGTGTGCCAAAGCGTCACCGCGACCCTTTGCAGTTATTTCGTGCACCCTTTTCAATCATTTCGCGTCGTTACATCCC